GTCTCGGGCCTTTCCTGTTTGGCCCGCTTGGCTAGCCCAATGTTTGACGCATCAGGGAACTTTTTGCAAAGTTCCTCAAGGTACAATCGCCCCGCTGATTTCGGTATCGCCATCTGATTTTCTCCAAATAGAATAGGCTTCGTCGATCGTGATTTCAGGCTTGCCGAGCTTCGCGTTGACTGCGTTGTGGAGTCGAACGCCCCAGGCAAAGAATGCTTCGGGGGAGGTGAAATCGGGCGCGTTGGCCGCTTTCCATTCGGCATAAAATCGCTTGCAAGAGCAACCATATTGGGGGATGAGTAGTTCCCACTCGGTTAGCTGTTCGATGGTTGATATGCTGCCATCGTGCAAGGATTCCCAAGCATTACGCACCGCTTCAAGCTTTTCTCGAAGCTTGCTTTTGCCGTCCATCTTGTACGATCGCTCGACGATGCCAGGGACACCGCTTACAACCTCGATGGTTTTTATGCGAATATGATTGTCCATGTCGGTGCATTCACGCAAAGGCTTTGGGTTGTGTTCGTGCAAGTGCTTGTATAGCTGTAGTCCGTAACGTCTGGAAAGAACGTAAGGAATCGCGACTCGGCAAATCCATCGACTCCGCAAGGTGATAGGAACTGGCAATCCGAAGGGTATGGGTTTGGCCCAACTATGCAACCAGCAAAACCACCAATGATATCGCCCGGTGTGTATTCGTTTGATGCAAGCGTAAAGGCTTCTGCTGTTACTGTCCCCAATCCGCATCTTGCGTATCGGGTTATCGAGCTATCGCAAGAGCCCTCTACAAAATCGAGAACCATTCGGCTTATCTCTGGGCATAGCCTGTCGTCAGGTTCATTGTCACCAATAAAATCTACTGTTGGAAACGGAGTGTCGCACCCTGAAAAAATATACTGCTCTTGCAATCCGTCGCACTGATTGACCCCTCTCCATGTTTGCTCAACTACGCTGGCCGGTATGCAATCGTATGGGCAGGTCGATCCCGTAGCCGAGATGCAAACTTGCGTTTGATATTCTTCTCGGTTGCAAATTTCGATCGTGCACCCTTCGTCCGGTATCGCGTCGTTATTAAATACTTCCGGCCCTGTTGGCCATGCGTCATAGGTCTTAACGCGAGTGAATCGAAACGTTAGCGTCATCGCTACAGGGGTAGCGCAGTCGAATTCACCCGGTAGGGTTTCGTCGTTATCTTCGCAACCAAAAACCGGATCGCCTTGGACGAAACATTCGTTTTCGGTGCCAGCGACAACCTCCCAAGATCGAGCGTTGCCCGATATAACCATCTCTTGGTATCCGTAGTCGTAAACGTAATCGGTCGACAAGACGAGCTTGCAAGTCGTCACGCCGTCGCAAGTAACCGCCTGTCTGCTTGCTTTTACTTCAATGTGCTTTGGCCGGTAGGTTACTTTTAGCTTTTGCTCTTCGGAGCCTGAGCAAGACGCCGAAAGCGTCCCGGCGAAAGTCCCGCCCGATTCGCAGCAATACTCTAGGGGTAGCGGGAATGCTTGCTCTGTACTGAACAAAGGGGGCTTGACGTTCGTGGTCGCGTAGATATCGGCTTCAAGTGTAGTCGAGTATGACGCTACATGGTGAGACGCTAGACAAGTTGTGCTAGTCGTCGGCGTGGTGTTGAATGTAAAAATTTTGGTCGAGCAACATGGCGTGTGAACCCAATCGCCGCCGGTCATGCCAGTGATCGAAACGCTAGGTAGTTCGCCAACTGGCAGGCATTCGCAAGGACAGCAACATCGGCCCATAGTTCCCATTTAGCAAATCTCCACTGCAAGCCAACGATTCCCAGCCCGAAAGCAAATCAGACTAGCCCCGTTGGCAATTGCCGATCCAGCATTCAAAACCTCGATGTCTGACCCGAAAAGATTCGACAATACTCTAGCGTCCGAAATCTGCTTTGCCGATGCCGTCCCTACGCCCAACGTGGTTCCTGCCCTAGCCGTGATATTCGACGTAGCCACAGCCAAAATAATATCCGCATTGGATACCAAATCCGACTCGATAGAGCCGCTTGGCTTCGTCGCTCCGATCATGCCAAGTAAGGCTTGGCTATCCGCATTGTTGAAAGCGTAAAGCGTCGTATCGGCCATTTAGGAAGTCCTGATTATGCTTGAGAATTCGACTTCCTTTTTGCACCGAAAAACCAACTCGGCTGGGTCGGTTGCCTTTGCCCCTGAGCCGTTGAGCGGACCTACCATCGGGAAAGTGTTCGTCGAGTCCATGTATCGAAGCGTCTGCCCGCCCGACTTGTAGAACGGTCCAATGTCGGCCCGCTTTTCGTCGTGCGTGTCTGGGTCATAAGTCACCTTGTATTTGGCGCGCCATGCTGCATAGCCCGCATAGGAGCCTAATTCAGCCTCTTGGACCTCCAGGAGTAGGGTTCTAGCTGCAAACGTCTGGCCTAATGCCGTAAACGCCGATGTATTTACAATGTCGTTTCGGTCGAGGAAATCTTTGAGCTTTAGCCCTGGGTCGTCGAACTGAACAAAAGAGAACTGGCAAAAACTCGACGTATCGGTTAGCGGTTGATCGAAAGGCGTACCGGCTGAATTGACTGGGTATTTAGCTGGGCTTGATCGATCTTTAGCAAGAACCTTTTCTTTGGTCACAAACGAATCGATCTTGAAAATCGGTATCCACGTTGCCGGGTCTGGATTCGCCTCCGAGTTCTGCTTTTGTTCTTCGGTCCCCGTTTGGAATCGAGCCGTAACTAGCCAGTAAAGAGCGTGCTTTTCCTCTCGATCGCAGTCCACGCTATCGCAAATCAAGCCTAGTGGCCCATAGAGCAATCCTGCCCGAGGTAGCCCAGGAGTGTCATAGAGGATGCTCTGGCGGTTGCTGGTAACCTGATCGGTCTTTACCCTGTAGTTCCAAGTTTCGCCGAGGATGAGCTGAAAGCCTTGCCCCTTGCGGGCAAAGCCGGACCCTTTGCGAAGTTCCGCGCCGACCAATTCGTTAGCCATTACCTTGCCCCCGCTAGTCTTGGTGCCGTCAATGCAAGTTCGTTAGCCTTTCGGGCCTCAACTAGCATTTGATCTTGGTATTTCTTCCGCTCTGCTTTTTCCGCTGCGTCGGTTCGCTGATTAAGCAGAAACGCAAAGGCCTCTTTAGATCCGGCCTTGAGTGCAGGGGCAATGTTTTTGGCGATGTCTGCCGATGGGTCGAAACGCTTTGATGCGTCTTTGTTTTGCTGCATCGTCGCAAAGTCCGAGCGTGCAAAAATAGATTGCTCTGCCAGTGCTGCCCGCTTGCGGATACCCTCTTTTTGTTTCTCGTTGTCGCCCGCTTCGCGCAATTGCCGCCGAAACATTTCATCTAGCTCGGCGTATTCTTTTCGCAGTGAGTCCGAGGCTAGGAAATTCTTATCCTTCATGGCTGCGACCTGCTTTTGAATCGCTAGCTCCTTGTTGGCCGCTTCGATGCTTGCGTGAGCCGCATTCAATTCGTTGAGCCGCCGCGTTTCGTCCATGTCCATCAAAGCCGCTTGGGCTTGCATCCTTTCGCCCTCGCTCATGCCGAAAGTATCATCCATGAGTTTTGATTTCTTGAACCCCTCGGCATCGGATCCAAAAGCCGCTTTGCGTCGCTCTTCGGTTGCTTGCTTAATCATGTTTTGGAACGCCGACCGCTCCGAATCGATTCGCTTATTGTCCGCGTCGATCCGGTCTTGCTGAGCCTTTACCGCTCGCTGCTCTTCGTCGGCCCGCTGCTTGGCTAGCTTGGCTTTGGCCTCTTCGGCTGCCACCGCTTTTTTATCTAGTTCCTCAGCGTCCTTTTTGGCTTTATTGACGACTTCGATCTGTCGATAGTATTGGTTCGCATTGCCCGTTAGGGTCATCCACCAACCCGCCATAGCATCCCCGCGTTTCGGCGTGTCCTCGATGGTCTTGTTGACTAGGTCCAGTGCCTTATTAACGCCCGGAGCGACTTCACGCCCAATCGACGCAAGAAAGTTTTGATAGTGCGTATCGAGCTTGGCAAGCTTTACCGCCGTGGTGTCGGCCATCTTATCATTCATGCCCGCGAATCGACCGCCCGCGCTTGTCGCGGTGTCCATCGCCTTGGCGACTTCCTCGAAGGATACTTTCCCGGCTTCCATTCGAGCCCGCAGGGAAACCATCGATTCGCCTGTGGTCCGGCTTATCTCCTGTAGCGGGTTGAATCCCGCGTTGACCATCTGCAAGACTTCTTGGCCCATAAGCCGACCGTTGGCCCGCACCTGTCCGAATGCAAGCGTAAGCGACTGCATTTTTTCATTATTGCCCATCGAGATTTCGGACAGCTTATTAAGCGACGGAATCACTTCCGAGACGCTAAGCCCGTAGCCCAAGAGCACCTTCGATGAGTCTTGAAACTGAGTAGCCGACAGAGCCGATTTTGCATCTAGTTCGATCGTCGCATCGATGAGCTTTCGAGCCGCTTTTTCGGATCCTGTCAGTACCTCCAATTGGGCTTGAACTTGCTCCCTTGCCATCGCAACCTTTAGCCCCGCTTGCCCGAGGTCCGCGATAGCCTTTACCGCCCCAATAGCAAGACCTGCCGCGCCGACCCTAGCAAGAGCCCCCGCAAGGCCATTAACGCCCTGGGTCTTTGCGTCGACGTTGCCCCATCCCTTAAACGGGTCTGGTATCTCGGAGAATATCTGCTGCCGAGACATCGCCGCCGCTCGATAGCTGGCAATCTTGGCTTGCTTTTCGGACAGGAGTTTAGCTGACTGAGCCTCTGCCGCTGCTTGGGCTTTAGCTGCCTCTGCTGCTACTCTTTCCGATTCGGCAAGCCTTCGGTTCGCCTCTGCCGCTCGATCGGCATAAATCGCCGCTACGCCGTGTTTCTTGGCTAGTTGATCTACTGCGGAATTATAGGTCGCCGCGCTCATGCCGTTAGCAGCAAAAGCCCTGTCTAGCTTTTCGATGTCCCTCGCAAGCTTTAAAAACGGATCTTCTGCCGCTCGAACCGTCCTAGCAAGAAACGCAAGTTCGGTCCGCGTGAAATCGCCGTTTTTCTTCAGTTGCTCAATGTCGAGACCCACCTTGATATTGGCTACGCTGATCGTTTGCGTCATAGCTATTTACCTCCGAATCCGAACATCGATTTCACTTGGTTCGCCATCGCCTTACAGGATTCCGCCGACCGCTTGAGAATCGACGCTGCGCTAACCTTGGGCCTGTAGAATCGATCCGGCATAAAATCCGATGCGCCTGGCGGTTCTTCGTCGGCGCGTGCGTAGAGGGGCAAATAGAGGGCTTCCAAGAGCTTCGCAGTCTGCATCCAGCGTTCCCCCATCGGTTCCACCATATCCCAAGCCATCCACTGATTTAATGCCCCAGCGGGCAGACTCTGCATCCACGCCGCCGGATCCTGTATCCCCCATTTCAGGCAGAGCCTAAACGCCACTTTTAGGCGCCGGCTCTTTCTGATTTTTTTGCAAGGGCCTCGATTTCGCCTTGGTCGTACTTGTTGATTTCTAGGCACCGATCATAAATAGGCCCAACAACCGACCTGGGAAGGTCTCGCAGTACGTTAGGATCCGTGACAACCCGCTGCCCCGATTCATCCCGAAGGCAGTAGGCAACCATCACCCGCCGATGTGCTGTCCAGTCATAGCCTTTTTTGGTCTGCAATTCGACTTCCATGTTAGCCGCATCCGATTCGGATAGCTCATGGATGAAGTATTGCCGACCCTTGACCGTGACCGGCTCGACGGCCAAATCACGCTTTGCAAGTGCAAGGAAATCGTCTTGGTTACTCATCGTCTTCTTCGCCCTTTGCTTGTGCGATTGCTTCGAGTGCTGCCTTAACGAATGTACGCGAAACTTGCTCAGGCGGCTGAACTTTGGCTGGATAGCCTTGGATCGCTTCGAGTTGCATTTCCAGCGATGCGATTTCGTCAGCCGTCAAGGCATCATGCGGAAATTCAAATATCGCTAGAATTTGAGGCGATTCACCAAACGGCAAATAGCCCACAAGCTTACCGCCAACGCGGATTTGGCATTGGTTCAAATCCCGCTCGATCCCAGTAGCCAACGAAATTCCACGTTGGCGATTTAATACAAAAACCATCTTCGATCATTCCTTACGCTGGTGTGAAAGTAATATCGGTCGCGCCGTCAAATTGGATCGTGTAAGAACCCCTCATAACTTCGCCCTTGGCAAGCTTTGGCGTCTTTGCTTGCTTGACAAAAGCAGTCCCCTGTAGACTTCCGGCCCCAGGGAAAGTGATAACAGAAGCGATGCCCGCATAAGGCTCAGCGGTTGGAATCATCGCCGTAGTGATCGGAATGGCCGCTCCGAGCCAATTGTAAACAATTTCGCAATCCGGATTTTTGCGAAGGTCGCCCGGTCGCTCCAGTTCAAAACCGACTGTCGACAAATCGGAGATGTTCAAGACATCGACGCTGATCGTCATTTCGCCGATCGAAACGACCTGAGTGGTAACCAATCCGGTCCCCGAAATCGTCGCTCCGAGTCCGGTATCTGCAACTGTCAACGCTGGCATGTTAAGGCTCCTTGTAGTGAACAAGCATATCAAACGAAACTATGTACCGATGTTCTTGGTTGCCGTCTGTTGGCGGCTCTTGCATGTATTCATCGCCAGAATCAAAATCGATCCCGCAAAAAGTGTGTGAACTGACAACGCCCCGAAAGGCATCGATTCCAGTGTCCCTAATCGCTCGACTGATCGCGCTTGCTGTCGTTCGCGTCAGTGCGTAGCATTCGATGGTGAATCGTGCGTGAGCTAGCTTACTGAGGCCCTGCAAGTGATTGTCGCGTTCGGTCGAAGTGACGTAGTAAAGGCAAGCCGGAAGCGTAGCGTTTTGAACCAAGGCGTCAGGGTACATACGCTGCCCGATGAGCGTAGATACCGCCGAATAACTCAATAGCTTGGTTCGTAGTGCTTCGCCAATCGCGGACATTTACAGTTCCCCGCTCACAACGCTGATCGTCCTTGCTGCCGCTTCGCTTGACCCGCTGACAACCTTGAGAAATCGCACCCCGGCCATCACTTCGGTATTAAGCGAAACGTACCTCGACGCCGCAACAGTTACCGCGTATTCGGTCGAGCCGTTGTAAAGAGCGAAAAAGTTATCTCCATCGGTCGAGGACTGGAACTTGAATTCGGTCCCAGTTAGCGTCGCTGGCGTGCGAAGTGCAAGCACCGTCCTACCGCCCTCGATGGTAATCGCTGTCGATACGGTCCCGCTCGATGCAATCGTGACGGCCCCGGTTAATGAAAGGTTCTTAGCCAATTCGTAACTCCTTTACTTCCTTTTGAAGTTGATTGACGAAAGCCGCTTCAGCTGCGCCGGAGGTCTGGCGATAAGCCCGCATGGGTGCGCGTTGCTCTTTGG